AGACAGAGTCAAACCGTACGAATATGCGGTAGAAACACATGTCGATGAAACACGCACGTCACAAGATTCTGACATGGCACCCCTTGGCGACTTTCTCATGCGACCTATTAAGATCGCTGAATATGAATGGTCAAACAGTACCACCCTGTCCGAGGGTTTTAATCCTTGGTCACTCTTTTTCACCAATGACCGAATCATCAATCGCATTGCCAATTTTCACTTACTCCGTTGCAAACTAAAGCTTCGGGTTTTGATCAACGGCAACGCTTTTCAGTATGGTCGTGCATTGATGTATTACAGACCACTAGCCAATTTTGATGAATTATCTACGGACTCTGCTCTCATCCGCCAGGATTTGATACAGGGTTCGCAGTGCCCCCACATCTACCTTGATCCCAACACATCACAGGGTGGCTCGATGGAACTGCCTTTCTTTTGGCATGAAAACTATCTGAGCATCCCCGACGGTGATTATGTGGACATGGGTGTCATATATTTGCGCAGCTTAAACGCCTTAAAGCACGCAAATGACGCCTCTGACCGCGTCACCATCACTGTGATGGCGTGGGCAGAAGACGTTCAATTGAGCGTACTAACCTCCGTGAATCCTGTTGACATTACGCCTCAGTCCGGAGAAGTTGTTCAAGCGAACACCAAGGGTTGGATTTCTGGTCCAGCAACTATGGTTGCACAAATCGCAGGCGCTCTTAGGAGTATCCCTGCGATAGCACCATACGCTACCGCAACACAAATGGGTGCGAAAGCACTTGCCAAAATGGCCACGATCTTTGGGTATTGTAAACCAACCATAACCAAGGCCCCTGAACCATATAGGCCGACAACTACTTCCACGTTATCCGTGACTAATGTACCGGACAATTCGCAGAAGCTTACTGTCGACCATCAGCAAGAATTGACTATCGACCCCTCAATTTCAGGCATACATTCTTTAGACCCATTGAATGTTCTAGCCATCGCTCAGCGCGAGTCGTATCTTACGACTTTCGCGTGGGCTGTTGGCACATCTCCCGACTCAATGTTGTGGAACGCCAGACCGACTTCAACCTTTTGGGATGAGTCCGGTTCTGGTGCAGCCACACACTTAACGTCGGTGGCAGCTGTGTCACTACCATTCGAAAGATGGACAGGGTCATTACGGTTTCGTTTTCAAATCGTTTGTTCCAGCTTTCACCGTGGCAGACTTCGTATAGTCTGGGATCCGAATTACATCGTTGATCCCAGCTCGAACTTTAACGTCACAAACTCTACTATCGTTGATATTGCTGAAGAAAGAG